ATTGTACACGGTAGAGAACTTGGATGAAGCGTTAGAGGAGTTAGAGGACAGCGGATTGTTGATTCCTCCTCCCGAAACTGAAGCCCCGGCTCCCGTACCAACACCTGCTGTTCCCCTTGTCACTGCGACACGGGTACAGCCACCCGCCCCGAACAACCCACGTATTGTGAGTGAAACGCGGCGTCCGAGAGGCAGCTTAGGAATCCGCCCTGGTTCTGTTTCAACCGAACCTGTGGTGGAAGACAGAGTGCCATCAGCCGACGAATTAGAAAACATGTCTTCCAAAGAGATTAGCGAATTGCTAGGTCGAGTGAGGACAGAAGCATTAAAACAAAAAGGACATATTCGGCGCTAAAGAACAGTAAAGAAAGGCCCTAATATGGCTTTCTCTCCAGCTTCTATTCTTAGTTCTGGTTCCCTGCCTAACTTGCAGGCTATCCATTACGAGAGGGAAGCAATACCCAATCTTAAAGCGCAGACGCCTTTCCTGAGCATGACTAAGCAGAAACCTCTGCCGTTGCGTTCTGGAAACCAGATTCAATTCTTCACCTATGCTCTGTTGGGTGGAAACACTCAGCAAGCGGCAGAAGGAACCGTTGGTAGCCCGATCACCGAATCGAGCACCAAGATTGTAGCAACTATCGGTCAGTACGCTAAATTGGCGTATAGTGCTTAGATTATCTATATTAATTGGATTTCATTAATAGCTCTGATCTGGCAATGGACGTTGACAAAAGCAGCGCCCATCAAAAATCTCACTGTATCGGTGGAACTCCCCAGCGGACAATACCGAGGCAACCCGTTTTTAACGGAGAGTCCGTAGAGACTATACGTGAGAAATTCCATTAATGGAATTAAGATATAGTCCGAACTACGCGGCGACGTGTAGAGACTAGCAGAAATGACTAGTCCTTGGTGGATTACCAAGTAACAAATTTGTGCAATCGACGATCCTTCTCTGTTGCAGAATCTCGCAACCGAGTTGAATTACCGTCTCGCTCTTACCCTTAACAGCTTGGTTCAGGTAACTCTGGACTCCGCTAACGCCGTAGATTCCAGCTTTAATATTCAGTTGGCTAACGGCTCTTTCCTGACTGTTAATAACTTGCGTACCGCTGCACAGCAGCTAGCAGGTGTTAACGCCCGTCCTTTGACTAGTGATGGTTACTACGGCGGGATTATCCATCCTTTCGTTGTTCACGATATTTTCAATGATACCTCTATTAACGGTATCAGCGACATCTTGAAGCGTAACGATGAAGGTGCGAAGCGGTTGTTTGAACCTCTTCAGAACGAGCAAGTACTGACGTTCGCGGGAATAAAATTCAAGCAAACCACGACTGCTCCTACGGCCACTATTAGTGGTAATACTTACTACAATACCTAAAGATATGGGTCGCACCGTTGGAAGATGGTGATGAGAATTTCCCTTAATTGACTTGGAAGCTGAGATGCCAACAAGGGCCAAGCGAAAGCAGGCTGAGAGACTAAACAGGGAAACATCCTACGGGATGATGCGATAGTCCGGTCTGATAGGAATAGAACTATCAGAGATGAACAGAAATGATTCATCCATTCCATTAATGGAATAGTAACAATAGACGATATTGCAGCAGATGACGCTCAGTTTAGTGTATTCTTGGGTAAAGAATAATATTGAAGAACCCGGAGTCAGGGGATAAGAACTACCGTCTTTTGATTCAAGAGGCTCCTGCCCAAGGCAGCGTATCCGATCCCGCAAGGCAAATCGGTGGCTGGGTCAGTGGAACTAACACGTTTTAGCTGACTAAAAACCTTTCTTAATTGACTTGAACCCTGCGATGGGAACAAGGCGGAAGCCATCAGGCACCGTGAGAGACTAAACAGAAGGGCGCTCGAAAGAGTGATGCGATAGTCCGAACTAATAGGAACAACAAACTATTAGAGATAGGCAGAAATGACTTATCCCGGTCTTACCGAGTAACAAATTTGTATAACGTTAAATACACAACCACACTGCGTGATTAACCGGGCGCAGTTAAGCTGTCATCAATGCCGGGTTCTACGATGACGGCGCGGAGGCTCGATGGGCCTCTATAAACTTTCTCTGATTGACTTGGAAGCTGAGATGCCAACAAGGCGGAAGGCATAAGCCACCGTGAACGACTAAGCGAGAAAGAATTCCATTAATGGAATTATGCGATAGTCTGATCTGCATAGAATACAATATGCAGAGATGAACAGAAATGATTCATCCCGCCAACAGGCGAGTAACAAAATGCCAAAGCGAAACAAGTTCGTCTTAATCGATGTAACTTGTTGAAAACAAACCAAATATAGTGCTTGACATCGGACGCGATTTCTGGTACCATATTAGTGTGGATTAAAGTTCCATAGCGTAGTCGGATCGGGTGGGTACCATCATCGCCCACCCCAAGCCGTACCTCTATGATGGAGAGAAATAATGGCTAATAGAAATTGCGTAGATTGCGGAATAGAAATGTCCGGAGTCTACAGAAATAAGCAATACTGTGACGAGTGTAAAAGAAAGCGTCGGGGTTCTTACGCCGCTCGTTATCCAAAACAACGAATGTTGACGTGCGCTAGATCACGCGCCAAGACTGACGGGTTGCCGTTTGAGATAACGGAAACAGATATTAATATTCCCGACATTTGCCCGGTTCTTGGAATCAAGCTAGAAAGCGGATTCGGTACAGGGTCTCATACAGACTTCTCCCCTAGTCTAGATAAAATCATTCCGTCATTGGGGTATATTCCCGGTAACGTAGTGGTTATGTCATCCCGCGCTAATAGGATGAAAAGCGACGGCTCCGCAGAAGAACATAGGAGATTAGCTGACTGGTTAGAAGCTAACCCGCAGGTTGCTATTGAGAAATATGAACCGGAGTATCACGCCGTCTCTGTTTCTAAGAAACCAAAAACAATGGGAATAAAGAGCGAAGAGACTCGTAGAAAGATGTCTGAATCACAGACTAGAGCATGGGCTAGACGTAGGGGAACTATCATAAAACACATCCCCGGCGAATTCGAACCCGTCATACCTTCCCACAAGGAAGAAACTGTTAGTGATTTCGATAAGGCGTACTCGTGGTGAATAGAAAAACCCTAGAGACCACCCAACTTGCTTTTAGCTCTCCAAATTTAAAGCCTGTACCCTGCTGTGATAGCCCTAAGCCATACAGTGATCTTCGCTCTCACACAGACGAAGATGACGGCTCAACTGGTCTAATAGTACAGATGGATTGTGAAAACTGTGGTACAGTGTATGGATTTATGCATCCATATTCTTGGGCTGATATGGTCGAGAACAAGCCATCAAACGAATTTACGGACGTGCTTAAACATGTCTAAATACTCCCTCCTCCTGGATGAAGACCCATATACTCAATGTTTCGTAATGAGTAGAGAACAGGCTCAGGAAATAGTTCAAATGTGGGTAGACATTAACAAAAAGTACCCTACTCTATCCACCTGGGGTACTCCCTACACCGAATCCGATTCCATTAATGGACATTGCTAGATGAACAGAGAAGAACTAGCCAACCGTCTTTACAACTACTGTTGTTGCCATACTGGATTCTATCCAACAGATGAATCTATGTTAGAGATGGCCGACGCGCTTCTAGAAGAGTTTGAGATAAAAAGATTAGATGCAAATCCCCTTCGACCCTAAAGACTGGAGTTCTATCCCCCAATGGCTGATGGCCTTCGGATTCCTTATTGGAATAGGGGTGTGGGCTATGAAACAGCTTGGTTTGGTAAATAGACGAGAGTCTAAAGTTGAAATAGAGGCTATAAAAGCCCATAAGACCTTTGCCGACGATGAAGATCGATACTGGCGTCTTATGAAAGAATCTAACGAGCCGATGACTAAGGTTTTAATAGAAATGTCTTCTGTATTAAAAGAATTGCGCGACCTAGCCATAAGGGAAGAAGGTCGAAGAGAAGTTGAGAAAAGATAGGAGTCCGTTAAATGGACAGACGGAAGTTTTTTAAATCGCTGATGACTTTACCCTTTATTCCATTAATGGAATTTGGAAAAGAGAAACCCAAGACTGCTGATAAAACATTTTACATAGACCCAGGCCATCGTGCTAGCTATAGCGTTAAGGAAAAACGATACGACGAGTATTTTTGTGTCCGTGGTTGTGGTCACGGTGAGTGGTTTCAGTCTCCCGGCGTGTCCGACCCTAATGGTTTAGCCGCCGCCCTATTTGTAGCTGGCCATGTTAATCCCCGTGTAGACGGCTTATGTAATATATGTAATATGAGGGAATTAAAAGGATACGTATCTGCCCTTGGCGATAGAGTGGAATTAGATAGACTTTCTGAAAAACTAAAGAGGTACAATGACTGTACGCGATATGTTGGGTAACGTAGCTGATGAAGGATCAGTAGTAACATTCCCTCTATCCCCCGGTAATTTCGTCATCGGGAAAATAGAGAAAATCTCTACCGGATTAGATGGTATGCCGCCAATGGCTTTTATTAATATAACTTTCCCACTTCCGATCCATAGCAACGGCTTAGTTCAAGGAATCTTGGTGGTTAAACAGGCGGAACAGACAGTGGCGGTGGAATAGTGGTTGAATTTCCTATCCCTACCCCGCCTAAAGAAACTGAAGAGAAACAAGCCTTCCCAGCCTTCATGAGACGAGATTTTGTTGGCGATTGGTATTGGAAAAAAGCTAGGGTCGAACCAACCTTTATCGCTGGCTCTACTGGAACAGATTTTGAATCCGCTCTACCTCCGGAGGAATGATGTCAGATAAAACTTACACGTTTCATCCTATTTATAACGGCAGCGGGAAACAAGTTGGTACGGATATGATTGGCCGGTGGACGAACCCACCTATGATTCCTACCCCCGATCCTGGTACAGTAAATGTTTTCTGTTTTTGCGGAGAGAAACATTTCCACGTACCAAAAGAAAAATGGGATACTTGGGGTTCGGCTAAACAGCAAATAAGCGGCCAGTGTAACTGTAAAGCACATTTTGGAAAAGAGAACTAGATGGCGATTGCTTATCCCGATAAAGCGGGTAAGAAATGTGGCAAACTAACTTGGCTTTCTGAAACCGGCGATAATATTGGAAGATATCGGGCTTGGAATGTTGTTTGTGATTGCGGAGAAACGCTAGTTTTACCCACTAAGGCTTTTAATGTTCATATAAGTTGTGGGTGCGCCCGTCGAAAACCGGACGAAATTAAAAATATTAATCGTTGTAAACTTGTAAAAGAATACAGAATCAGACGTAAAGAAAAAGGTTTATGCGTTTCTTCTGGTTGCCCCAATCCTCCTATCTCTGGTCAAACTCGATGCGAACCTTGTAGAATTAACCAAAACGTTAAAAGTATTTCGATCAGGGAGCAAGTTAAAACCATATGTTTTAATCATTATGGTAGGATTTGTAGGTGCTGTGGGTTAGAATCGGAAAGTATGATCTTTCTTACGTTAGATCACATTAATAATGATGGAAACGAACATCGCAAGATGAATAGAAGTAATTTTTACCGATGGGTCATTAAAAATAATTTTCCAGATAATTTGGAAACAAGTTGTTGGAATTGTAACATAGCCAAACATATAAATGGCGGTATTTGCCCGCATAAAGAAGGAGTAACAGCTTGAGTATATCCCAAGTAACCTTGGCATCTCCATCGGGTTTAATCCAATTCACTGACACCGCTATTGGTAATACCGCCGATGCTGTTAAAGCTTCTTCAGCTAAGGTCTATAGCGTCTTTGTAGATAACTCCGCTAACGGTGGGGCGGCTTCTTACGTAAAACTTTTTAATGCCGCCGCTGGTGGGGTGACAGTAGGGACAACCGTACCGGACGAGGTAATCTTTGTTCCCGGTGGAGCGATTGTAGAAAAACTATTCTTCACTTCTTCCGCCCCTGGCATTACGTTCGGAACCGCGTTAGCTGCGTGTTGTGTTACTGCTGGCGGGACAGCGGGAGTAACCGCACCTTCTAGCTCCGTGATCTGCACCCTCAATTATGTGTAATAGGACTTACTTTGTCTAATACTGATATAAACATCTCTGGTTTAACCGCCGAATGTCTCCGTGATATTGCTAGAAACGAGTCAGCCTCTCGTGCCTATAGAAAAGCTGCCATTACTCTCTTGATGGAAAGAGATCATAAATTCCAGTTCCATACGGATTTTCGAGAACTTCGGGAAGAGATTAGAGAAGAACAAGATGCCGTTGTCGAGGTTCAGGCGATAGTGGAAACTGCGACAGAGACCCCTCTAAATTCCATTAATGGAACGGAGCCACCCTCTCTTTTTGAGGAGAACGATGGCGCGTAATATCGCACTATTTGTAGCTCGCCACGGTCGGACGGTATTAAACGATGAAGGAAAGTTCCGAGGGGATGCTGATCCTGAATTAGATGCTAACGGCTTCAGGGATGCGAACGAACTAGCCTTCTGGTTTCAGCCTATTGAATTATCTTTTATAGTTTGTTCAGATAAGAAAAGAGCCGTCACTACCGCTAGCATCATAAGTCTTCAGAAACAGTTAGGCGATACTTGTGGTTTTGATCTTACCCCTAAACCAAACGAACTACTTCGATCTTGGAGAATAGGCGATTTCAGCGGTAAGCCGAAAGATAAAGAAAATCTGGATGAACTCCAACAGTATTTGGATGACCCCAGTCTTGCCGTTCCTGGTGGCGAGTCGTTAAACGCTTTCGCAGCTAGGGTCCGACCGCTGTTCCTTGAAGCCGTTGATTATGCTATCGAGTGCGGAGTACCGGGGCTAATCGTAGTTCATAGCTCGACTGTTCATGAAGTTGGAACGATGTTATGTAAAAATCATACCGCTGCGCTGGTAAAGCCGGGTGGGGTTGCGGCAGTCTATATCGAAAACGGTGTTTTAGGTGCCGAAGCAATTTTTAAACCAATGGCCGCTGATCCTAAACTCAGCCAATATATTTAAAGGATTATATGAACGCTAATACTATCGTATCTTTTCAAGGTGGGACTGGTCGTAACCAGATTGGCTTGCAGACTCTCGCCTCCACGGTTGAAACCGAATTTAAAGTCAATCAGGATGCTGGCGCGAATAACGCTATCGCCGTCCTGACTATTCCGCAGGGTAACGAAATTCTCGGTTCGTCTAATCCCCTTAACATCAACGCCAATTCTGCTATTCTCGGTAATGATCGCGGAAGTCAATTTAGTCGTGGATTGGGTGAGCAGTCTCCTTGGTTCAGCAACACTGCGTTTGATATGGCTAAATTTGGAGTGAGTTTCCGACTTCGCTTATCGGCGTTTTATACCGCTGTTGCCAACGCTGCGAACAGTTTGGTCATAAAAATTTATTCTGGTTCTACTAAAGGCGGAACTGTAATTGCTACCAATACCGCCGTTGCTACCGCTTCTGCGGCTAGTGGTAACTTGGTGTTTGAAGTTGACTTACAGTGGGATTCAACTACACAGGCTTTGGTTGGAAATCAGCGTTTCCGCATTAATTATAACGCTACTCAGGTTACTAACGGCTTCAGCGCAGGTGCGATTCTTACTAACGCTGCGTCTGTTACTACTCTTGCTGGTCTGACCTTCTGTGCGTCAGCTACTTGGGGTAACGCAGTTGGTGGAACTATTCAGGTTAACGAGTTTTGCCTGGAAGGCGTATAGTTGGGTTGGGTAAACCTCTCAGGGATTTAACAGGTCAAGTTTTTGGGCGACTGACTGTTGTTAGCTGCTCGATTAAAAATTACAGGGGTAAGGCTTGTTGGTTGTGCGAATGTATTTGTGGTGAGAAAGTAACTGTCATCGGAAATAATTTAGCTAGAGGAACTTCTACCAGTTGTGGATGTTTTAATAAGGAGATTGTTCATAGAAAAGGTAAAAATTTGAAAACCGATTCCGGCATGAAACTTTTATACAATATGTATAAGAAAAATGCTCGTGGCCGCAAATTGGATTTTGAATTAGATGTTAGCCTTTTTAGTGAACTAACTTCTTCCAGATGTAGTTATTGTGGTATAGCTCCGTATAAAATAGTGCGTAGTGAAAGAGCTAAAGTTCCCTATACTTATAATGGGATAGATAGGTTGGATAATGAGATTGGGTATG